CTTGCTCAACTCAGTCACAAAGCGTTCTATTGTCGGTGCCTCGCCCGTCTCCCATAGCGTATTGTCAATACTCTCAGCGTTCTCAACGGCGCTGCCGATGATGTACTTTGCCACCGCCTTAGACTTGTTGCCTCCTGGTTCCATCTTAGTCGGGTAGAGCATATACGCGCCGGAGTAGACCTTCTTGCCGTCGTTCTTGATGCGCTCAAGCGTGTGCTCAAACATGTCAGCGTCAAACTCTTGCGGAGTGCAAGGAATGACACCCTTGTTGATCAGCGCTTGTAGCGTGGGTGGCCAGTTGATCAGGCGAGCGATCAGCAGGGTGAACCAGAGGTCAGAGCGCTCAAGGTACGGGGTTATCAACTTATCAATGATCCACTGCGAGACGCGGTCGTCACAGCGGTGAATATTGGTAAACTTGTATTTGTCAAGCACGGGGTCTTTAGTCCATGGGGCGCTGTGACCGTTCTCACGGGCAAGGCGAATAGCCTCTCGCTCCCAGATGAAATAAAGCAGACTCGGCATCGAGCACACGGTCTCCGGTGTCGGCATCGGGTATGGGCAATTGTCACGCATTTTCGTTCTCCTTCAAATACGCCACAACGCCAGAGACGGGGTCTTGCCAATCTAGAAAACGAACGTCATAACCGCCCGCTTCAGTTAGTATTTCTGCGCTCCTATGACATTGCTCATATGCCGTGCGCATGGTCTTCTCGGGATCAAATACTTTCTCATTACCCGCCGCCGCGCGACGCTGTAAAACCCGCTCTAAGCAGATCTCCCAAGGGGTGTTCAAGAACGAGAATATCGCGCCGTGATCTTTCAGTATCGGAGCTACATGCCCGCCGCTGCTTGACTTGCTCATCAGCAATCCTTCAACGAGCACATGACCATGACCATGCGCCTTGACCACGCGATCAGCGATCTCCTCTTGTGTTTTGATTCCGTCTGCGCCGCCGCATGTGTTCTCGTAGCTACCTACTACAAACACAGGGGTCATAATACCCCAAACAGAGGCATCTACTTTGTAACCCAGCGGGCGGTCAGGTTTACCACCCAGCGCCTGAGTTGGGAGCTTAGTGAGGAAGCGCCGCACGATTGTGGTCTTGCCAGAACCATTGCAGCCGCGAATGTTGACAATCTGGCTCATAGGAAGTACTCCGCTCTAAAGGGTAAACCGGTCTCAGGAAACACGGCGGCTTTCTCTTTCACAGTCATAGGTGAACTCTCACATTCAACACGCAACCATTCCGGCAGCAGTTGAGACCGCATGTCTTTGAACACATCGGTGTAAGCGTTTTGACCGCGCAAGTCAGCCCACTCAATGCGCTCCTGCGCCATGTCGGCGTAAACTCCTGGGTACCGACGACCGAAGAAATGATTCTTGAACGTGCAGAGGTTTGACTCCATAGTGAACCGACCTGCGTTAGGCACGTCAGGGTGAGCGGCTTTGAAGTTATCAACAAACTTATCAGCCTCCGCAGCGAGGAAGCCGCACATCAAATTAAATTTAGGGTAGTTACCCTCCTGCCCGTTAGGTAGGCGCTTGTCCCAGACCAGCTCATCTTTGCCTATCAAGAACAGCATTCCATTGCGGTGTGACTTGCTACCTGACTTGTCGCTGAACAACAGGTCATCACAGTCAGCGCCGAACCCGTTCAGGTGAACATACTCTAGGTAGCTAAACGATGATAGGCGACCGAACGAAAAGTACGAGTCACGCACGTGGCTCCACAACTCTGAGTATGCGCCAGTGAGCATAGCTTGCTGCGAGCCGCTAACTTCAACGAGCTGAGCGTAAGTCTTGATCGCGGGCACTGTGTCTTTCTTTTGATACCGGCGGTCAGTGTCAAACTGTAGCGTATCCCACTCAGCATTGAACCATTCCTCAAACTTAGTCAACGCCGCGCTAGCTGGAGGAACCATCGGCAGCTGATCAAATATGCGCAGCGAGGTGATTGGGTTCTGCGTCAAGCCGTTCAAGAATGCGAACCAGAGCTTCTGCTCAGCGTTCCAATTATGGCGGCGAGCGAGTTCAGGCATGTACAAGTAGACGAGTCCTGGCATAACCCCGTGCTCAAGATTCATCTTGTAGAGCGCGGTGAAATACTCTGCGCGGTTTTTCGGCAGACGATAATCTGTCATGATGTTTTCCTAGTGTAAAAGGGTTCAACAACTTTCGTGTCAGGGGCGCTGCCCACGATCCAAAAGGCGGTCTGGTCATCATAATCTAATTGGCCATGGTGTGTCAACCAGCGCCACATCTTAGCCTCGTAGGTCGGGTGAAACTTGATGCCGTCAAAATTCTCACCGGTAAAGTGGTCACTGTACTTGCTGTAGCCGCTATCGTGTAGGCTATAGTGCTTCCACTTGAACGGCAGCTTATCAACGTCCACGCCGATGTAGGCGAGACGCTGGCGCATCCAACCGCGCTTGTCGGGACCGATACCTATAGTGAACAACTCCTCAATGTTGTGCGAGTCGCGGCTCAAGCCGAGCATGATGCTCGTCAACGAGTTACAAGACCCAGCAGGGGCGATGAGGCGCTTGACTTCAGGCGGTATATTGGTCGTCTGATGAGCGCCGACCTCGTGAAACTTACGCACATCATCTTCAGGGTAGCGGTCATGCGGCACAGTAATACCGTACTCAACTACGAGCGACGTCGGCTGCGTCAAGTCAACAACCTTACGTTGTATGATAGGATTGTACGGACCAGAAGCGAACTCAAACTCAGCGTCAAAGCCGTAGGCAATGCGAGGATTCTCATGACGCAACACAGTCTCAGGTTTACTGTAAACAATCTGACGAGCGCGTAAGCCGTAATGTGCACCGACAATGGCGCTCATGCTCAGTTGAGGGGACTGAATGCTAGCACCAGTGACGATGTGAGTCTTACCCTGACGAAACTTGTTGACGTACCAGATGAGCTGGCGCATCTTTGAGCCGTTCGGACCGCTGTAGCCGAGCGGCGCGAAGTAATCATCACGCTTGAACCACATACCTTTGCGGTTCTCCCACGGAGTATGCGTGCCGAGGTGTTGCTCCCATTTGACCAAGTTACGGTCAATAGCTAACTCAGGAAATACTGTGTTCATTCTGAATCCTCCCGTGCGAATACTGCGTAACCGGCGTCCACAGGGAAAACCGCTCCATGTGACATGACCAAGTTAGCATCAATCACCTCGTTAAAACCATCAACTGGGCAGATGCGAAACGTGAGGTCACCTGTCTCAGTCCTCACAGCCGCGATACCCACGATACCTTTGCCAGTGGTGAACCACTTGACATCCGCCAATACAGGCGCGTTCTCGTTCATTTCTTGACTCCTTTAATGTTAACCAGCATAAAGCTGCGTGCGTTGATTTCAATGATCTTCTGCTCACCGACCTTAGCGGCGGCGTAGAGCTGTGCGGTCAAGCGGTCTTGCTGAGCGCTAGTCATCCAGTCAGGATTGTCGCGCCACATCTGATACGCGTTCTTCCACGTGTCGCCGGTGTTCACGCAGATGATGGTGCGGTCGAGCTTGAGCGAGTCCTTCATGACTGGGCGGGTAGAGGTGTCAACCAACTGCTTGATCACTTTGCTAGTAGGTACAGGCGAGAGCAAGCTCTCAAAAACCTCAGCGCAGCGCCTCTCGGCGGTTTTACGGTCGCTAAAGCGCTTGACCGGCGTAGTGCTGTGGCGGTTAAAAAACGACACCAACTGGGGAGTCGTCATGCTGGAAAAGTTTACTGTATTCATTTCAAATCTCCAAGGAAAATTAAGTGTTCCAATGACGCGCAGCGCACGTTCTCTTGAGGTTGTTGTAGTCGGTGTGAACCTTGTTTTTGAGGCGGTCGCAGTAAGCGGCTTCCTCAAGCAGCGCGTCGTCGTGATCAAATGTCCCAACCGCGCCGAGCGCGATCAAGATGAGCAGGAAAATAATGCGGGGGATCATTCGTCATCCTCCACTGGGTACTCATCGGTGTTGGCGCGGTCTGCGTCGGTCTCAATCGCCGTATGCGCTGCTTCTTGATTGCGCTGGATCTGGCGGAGGCGCTCCTCCTCAGCGCGTTGCTCCGGAGTGATAGCTTTAAACTGCTTAAGCAGTTCAGCTTCAAACTCGTCAAACATGTTTGTCATGCTTTCGCCTCCTTCAAGAGTTTGATCTGAGCGCGTGTGTCATCGATAGCCAGACGGATTCTGTCAAGGCGATCCCAGTCACCCTCTTCATAACAAATCTTGTCTTCAGTCAACAACATTCTTAGATGTTCTTCTAAAGCGAATAAAGTGTTCATGCTTTTGCTCCAAAAGTTGTAGCGTGTGGTTTGATACCTAACTCTTCAAGATGACGGATAGCGACGAAGTCCAGCGGCAAGCTAGAGCCGCAGATCATGAACACGGCTTGATTAGACGTGACTGGGCGGGAGAAAACACGGCGTGTGCCGTCCTCGTCCTTGATAACGACCACGTATTCTTTCTTGCCTTGACCTTTGTATTTCATAATAGTTCTCCAGTTATTGAGTTATTGATTAAAGAGCCAGTTCGGCTTGCTTGACTTCTACGGCGTAGCCGAGGCTCTTGGCGAGCTTGAGCGTCTCGCGGGTCAGCGTGTACTGACGGGCGAGGTCAGCAAAGATCTGAGCCGTGCTGTTAGCGGGGTAGATTGTTTCTTTGCCGTAGACATTCTTTACGGTCACTAAGAGCGTGGTGTTTGTGATAGGTTGAGCCATGTGAGTTCTCCAGTTATTGAGTTATTGAGGGGTGATTAGAAAACGAAGAAGCCTGTGCAGTAACCGATGTAGCCGCCAGTGCTTGATGAGCGCTGGATCAGCTCGGTCATGTTGACCGCGCCAACCCAACGACCCCACGCCTCGTTATAGATGACAACGTACTGAGCGGGACGAGCTTCAACACCGCGCTCTTTGTGGAAGTAATTAGCGGCGTCCTGAGCCATTTGAGCAGTAGCCTTCTCAGCGGCGGCTTCAGTGGCGTAGCTCTTGCAAGGATTCTTGTTAGTAGCGCGGTACTCTTCGATGCGAGCGATGATAGTTTTGTTGATGTTCATAGCGAGTTCTCCAGTTATTGAGTTATCATGGTCAGCACCTTGCCAGCCAATGAATGAATTATAGGTTGAATGTTTTTGAAACGCCAAGCGATATTTTTAATGACCCTTCACCGCAGTTGGTTATTGGTTGTTTCCCCTATAAACATTAGGCTTCCGGAGTGGGTGATTCAATGCCGGCAAAAATAAATTTTTCAAAGAGTTTGCCTTTTTGAAAATTCTCAGGCATAATTCGCAGTGATAACGTATAACTGGAGCACTTGATGCAATTAAGATTTTACCAGCAAGAAGCCTACGACGCCGCTATAGCGTCGCTAGAGGCAGAACACCATCCGGTGCTTCAACTTGCTACCGGCACGGGCAAGTCCCTCATCATTGCCGCCCTAGCTGATCACTATAAGAAAACCAACCGCCGCGTCTGGGCGCTCACTCACGTTCAACAGCTGGTCGAGCAAAACGCCGTTACCTATGAGCGCTATAGTGGAGCCGCCCCAGGAATCGTATGCGCCGGACTCAAGCGTAAAGACCGCTTTGAGCCGGTCACCTTTGCCACCATTCAAAGCATCCTCGGCGTTCAGGTTGAGATGCAACCGCCTGACCTCATCATCATTGACGAAGCTCACCGCGTCCCGCACAACAAGGGTGAGCGCTCGCTCTACGAGTCAGTGCTACACCGCTACCGCTCTGCTGGGCGAGTAGCTATGACCGCGACGCCGTGGCGCATGGACAACGGGGTCATCCACGGTGACGGTGATCAGTTCTGGTTTGATCAACTCGCCTATAGCTATACCGTACCCCGCGCCGTTGAGGATGGCTACCTCTGCCCGCTAGTCGGCGTTGAGACCGCCGTGCAGCTTGACCTCGAGGGTGCGCGCAAGGCTAACGGCGACTTCGTGATGACTGACGTTGACAGCCGTGAGGACATAGTATGGCTACGTGCCGTGGCGCGTTCACTGCCCGAGCTAACCAAGGCTCGTAAGCACCTCGCGGTTTACTGCCCGACGATTGACGCCGCTGAGCGAGCCGCCGAAGTCATTGCGGTTGAGACCGGCTGGACGACCGACGTCATGGCGGGGTCAATCACCCGTGACGAGCGTAGCGACTCGTTACACCGGTTCAAGTCAGGTGAGACCCGCGTGCTCTGCTCGGTTGATATGATTACCACTGGCTTTGACTTCCCTGAGCTGGATTGCATAGTGTGCCTCAGACCAACTCTCTCCTCCTCTCTGTGGGTTCAGATTCAGGGTCGGGGTACGCGCCTAGCTGACGGCAAAAAGAACTGCCTCATACTTGACTTCGTAGGTAACCTGCAAAGGTTAGGCGGCGTAGACATGTATGAGAGTTTCTTCAAGGAAGACTCTAAGGAGGTAGTTGAAGCTATTCCCGCAAAAGAACGCGCCCTGCGTGAGCGGGCAAAGGTCGTCGGCGCTCACCGGCTCTTACCGATTGACCCAATGACCGGCCAAATTGCAAAGGACGGTGCGGTGCTCAAGATGTGGGTTGAATCAACAAGCACAGTCGCAATCCGCACACGGCGTAACCCTGACACGCCAGTCCTCCTCGTCAACTACAACTGCGTGAGCGATGAAGGTATCAAGATTCGCGGAACCAACTTCATCAACACCGAAACCCCAGACCGGAAGACTCTGAAGTTTTTCGATTCGCGGCAGCTTGCGGTAAACTTACCTTCCCCCGCAGACAACCTTACGTGGCAAATGAAAGGCGCTCGTGTACCTGAATCAGTTTACGTGCGCCGGTCTGGTCAATACTGGAACGTGCTTGAGGAATTCTTTTACGGAGAAACAGAACAATGACCAGTAAGACGCCCAAGCATGTCTGGGCAGTAGACAATAAAGCACCAGCGACGCTCGACTACGCGCTGGCTTACGCAAAGCTAGGTTGGTACGTATTGCCCGTGTGGTCGGTTGACTCGCATGGTCAATGCCGTTGCGGTCGCCCTAACACTGAGAAAGGTCATAAGGCGGGTAAGCACCCTCAATCTGACTTAGTTCCGCACGGGCATCAAGACGCAACTGTTGATGAACAAATAATCAAAGACTGGTGGGCTACTGATCCTGATGCGGGCATCGGTATTTCCCTCGCTGAGTCGGGTCTGCTGGCGCTGGATATTGACCCGCAGAACGGCGGTGTTGACTCGCTCGCACAACTTGAAGCTGAACACGGCGTCATGCACTCCGACTGTACGGCAGTGACTCAAGGCGGCGGGGAGCACAGGCTGTTCACCGCTGATGAGGACATGACGTATCCTGGCACACTCGGCAAAGGTCTTGACCTAAAGCATCACGGCTACATTTGCGTCGCGCCCACGCTCGGACCCTCCGGAGATTACAAGTGGCAACAAGGGCGCTCGCCGCTCAGTCAAACCCGTCCGGCAAAGCCCTCACCCTTGCCTCAGCTGATAGCTAGTAAGGCACGACCACCTGTCAATTATAGCCTCACCGAGCGCGGCGGTGTTCCGGTGGCAACCGCTCAGACATTTGATGACCTGCGCTCCGCGCTCAAACACGTTGACGCTGATGACTACACAACGTGGGTCAACGTCGGTATGGTGCTCAAGCCGTACGGCGAGAACGGCTACAAAATTTGGACCGAGTGGGCGTCAACCAGCGACAAGTTTGATGCCTCAGCTCAACGGCGTAAGTGGGAGCGGGACATCAGCACCCCGCACTCAATCACTTACCGCTCAATCTTCCGCATGGCGATTGATAACGGCTGGGCGGGTAACTCTAATCAAGTCCCGCCACAAGCCGCCACTACGCCGGACGGCAAGCCTGAAGTTCACCCGCTGAGCCTGAAGAACTCAGTCGCATCGGGCGCGGGTGAGGTCAATGTTTTTGAGTATGTGTACGAGGACTTCATGTCAACCGGTGTCAACGTAGTCGCCGGTGCTCCTGGTGTCGGTAAGACGACTCTAATCGTACCTATGGCGTTAGCCACTGCGCACCTCTGCCCGCATGACTATACGCTCAAGCCCGCCGTAAGGCGCAACGTCATCATCATAACCGAGTCAGTCGTGCAGGTTCAACGGGTCATTTACTCGCTGTACTCGTGGGGCTACACCGGCATGCAGACGCGTGACTTTGATGAGCGAGTACGGGTCATCAACGCGCAAAGGTTAGACCCGAAGATCGTAGCTCAAGTAGCTGAGGAGTACAAAGAATGGACGGTGGACAATGAGAAAGCTGATGGTACGTATCACGCGGCGCTGCCTCTGGTGGTGTTTGACACTGCAAACGCGGTATTTGATTTGGAAAACGAGAACGACAATGCTGAAGTCGGGCGGGCAATGGCGTACATCAAACAAGCCTTCGCCACCTTCCCCATAATCATCGTCAGTCATACGGCAAAGGCGCTCGGCTCATCGGAGTCGGACTTCCTGTCACCCCGTGGTGCGTCAGCGTGGACGGGCGATGCGCAAGGGGTTTACACAGTATTCAAAGACGGGGAACATGCCGACGCACCCCGCGTGCTCAAAGCGACAAAGGTCAGGTTCCCCACGGCGTTTGCTGAACTCACCTTTGACCTCGTGTCAAACCGCGAGCAACACAAAGACGTGTTGGGGTACGACAAAGAGATCTGGTTCAGCCACTCAGTCGCCCGTCCTCTCAAAGCAGGAGAGCGCACCCAGATGAAAGAAGATCGCAAAGAACAAAAAGAGCAGGAGCAGTGGTCAAAGATATGTGATGACATAATTGACCTTGTACGCAAAGACGCGGGCAAGAGCCGCTCCTACTACGAACGCTTGCCCGTGGCACAGGGCGGCGTCAAAGCATCTCAAGAGCGTAAAGAGAGAGCCGTGACCAGCTTGCTGAACGACGGATCGCTTGAGCGCATTGAGCTAGAGAAGCCGCAGGGACGAGCCAACCACTACCTGCGTGTGAATGAAGAAGTGGTTGCCGCAATCGAACGCGGTAAGTTCGGCATTTAAATAGAGGATAACTTAGAAATGAAAAAGACAACACCATGGGTTCCGGTCGGTCATCCCGATTACAAGTGGACAGCGGGCGCTGACGTTCAGGCGCTCTGGCGCAAGTACGGCTGGACACCGCCCAGCGAGAAAATGACCCCACCGCCGCCCGAGAAGTTTGAGTTTACTGAGCGCTTCAGACGTGTCAAGTAAAGGAGCAGATATGACCGACCAACTAAAGCTCGACTTCGTGTGCCCAGGATGTTACACGTCAGCGTGCCCCACTCCGGCAAAGTGCTACAACTCAGCGCACCGCAATCATGTGCTTGAGGAGGTAGCGCAACAGTTCGACCGCATGCCGTTCGGCGATACCGCTGCCAGCTTTGCCTGCTACGTGAGGGACATGAAATCATGACCGAATGCAAACATCGCTGGGAACCCGTTGCAGGGCAACCCATCTACAAGTGCGCCCATTGTAACACATTTATGAGGAGCTTCAAATGAGCTACCTCATTGCCTCGCTGCCGCCGCTCAAATGCTTCGTGAAGCGTGAGTTCTTGTACAACGACCACAAAGGTCACAACGAGCTTGAACCGGCGGTCTGGGTGAGCCTGAAAGCCCTGCGTGGTCAGGTGTTCCGCATTGAGTCGTTGCTACCCGCCTACGGCGCTCTGTACGACAAACTGCCGATACACGCTTACGTGTGGCACGCTGATGCGGGTAACCTGCCCGTTGATACGCTTCAACTGTGGGACTGCATGAGCTATCGCTTTACCATACTTGAGAAAATCGGTCTGCGCAACCTCGGCGTAAAGTTTCTCGGTAAAGATAAGGAGTGGCACTTTGGGCGCTACCTGTTTACCGTGGACTTCTGTGCTGACGGAATGGAGCTGGACACCACGTTCACTGAACAAGCCGAGGAGCACAAGTCCTTCAACTGGATCGCTCTTGACAACGGACAGTTTGCATGTCAACCGAACAACCGCTGCCTGTGGTATGACCAGAGCCTGATACCCGCCGAGACGAAGTTCCCCGACTTTCAAGCGGCGCAAAGATTGTGGACTGTTGACGGCACACGGAAGTGGTCTGCCGGTGATGACTGGTTCTACGACATCAAAGAGAGAACCTGATGAGAAAAGTAATCGTTCGGTTTAATCGTTCGGGTAATCGTTCGAACGATCGCGCCGAACGAACGATTAGCTTTTTGCCTTGTCTGGATACGTTCGGAACGCCGGAGGAGAGGGACTGTCGTCCTCTCTCCGGAGCCGATCAGAAGGTTCACCGAACGTCTCAGGAGCCTAACGGAGTGAGGGTTCAGTATGTTCTGTGATGTGATCGTTCGGGTAATCGTTCGGAGTAATCGTTCGGGAATTTTCGGACTTTGTCGTTTTGTAGGCGAAAGTAATCGTTCGTTCGGTCCCTCTCTATATAGACGAACGACCGATCACTTTTCAACTTGTCTTTTTTGAATCAGGAAGGTATAATCTCAACCATGGCCAACACAACCCCCATCTCACGCACCGGTAAAGGCATTGCTCATCCTACTGCCCGTAAGTACGACCGGCAGGTCGTCTCTGCTCAGATCTGCGAAGAGCTGAAGAAGGGTCGCTCTCTTGATGCGATCTGCAAAGTTGAAGGGATGCCTTCTGTGTCGACTTTTCTTGAGTGGGTCGAAAAAGATGACCCCGCAGGGATTACCGCCGACTACGCGCACGCGCGAGAGATCGGCTACGCCCTGCTCGCTGATGAGATCGTCGCACTGAGCGACAAGACGCACGAGTGGGTGACGGTGCAGAAGCTCGACCCGCAGGGTGACCCGATGTTTGATGAGAAGGGCGAACCCCTGCTCAAGCAAATGCTGATGCCGCTCAACAGCGACGTCATCGCGCACAAGCGGGTTCAGATTGACACGCGCAAGTGGATGCTCAGCAAGATGCTGCCCAAGGTCTACGGCGACAAGATCACGCAAGAGCACACCGGCTCAAACGGCGGTCCGATCGCACTCGCAGCGGTAGACCTGAAGAACCTCAGTGATGAGGAGCTTGAGAACATGAGTCGTCTGCTCGCTAAAGCCGGACAGAAATGAACGCACCACTGAACCCCGCCGTAATGCTTGACATGGTCAAGCGAGAGCAAGAGCGCAGAGCGGCGTCGGGTTCGTTGTACGAGTTCGTGAAGCAGTCGTGGCACGTGGTGGAGCCAGGAATACCATTCATCGCGAGCTGGCACATTGAAGCGATCTGTGAGCACCTTGAAGCAGTGAGCGCCGGTGAGATACACCGCTTGCTCATCAACATCCCGCCGCGACATTCAAAGTCAACGATTGTCTCAGTGATGTGGCCAGCGTGGGAGTGGCTCACCGACCCTGCTCAGAAGTTTTTGTGCGCATCGTACTCTGGCAACCTGAGCACACGTGACAACTTGAAGACGCGACGACTGTTGCAGTCGCCATGGTATCAAGAGCGATGGGGGCATATGTTCTCGTTCGCTGGCGATCAGAACGCCAAGCAGCGCTTTGAGAACGACAAGACCGGCTACCGGCTCGCGACCTCGGTCGGTGGCACGGCGACGGGTGAAGGCGGTTCACGCTTGATACTTGACGACCCGCACGGCGCTCAAGCCGCGCAGTCGGAGATCATGCGGGAGTCAGACCTTGAATGGTTTGACATGGTATGGTCAACACGGCTGAACAACCCGAAGACTGACGCAATGGTGACCGTCATGCAGCGACTGCACGAGCGCGACATCAGCGGACACATCCTTGAGGACATCAAGGGCTGGGAGCATATTTGCATTCCTGCTGAGTGGGACGGCAAGGTGCGCAAGACCTGCCTCGGCACGTACGACCCACGCAAGAAGAAGGGCGAGCTGATCTGCCCCGAGCGCTTCGGTGAGAAAGAGATCACCATGCTGAAGCAGCTGCTGGGCACATACGGCACGGCAGGTCAGTTACAGCAAGACCCGACCCCGAGCGAGGGCGGTATCCTCAAGACCGCGCACTTCAACCTATGGCCAGCGTCATCAGGTCTGCCGCCGTTTGAGTACATACTGCAGTCATACGACTGCGCGTTCACTGAGAAGACAACCGGTGACCCCACGGCTTGCTCGGTCTGGGCGATGTTCACGCACAAGGGCGCACGCAATGCGATGCTGATTGATGCATGGGATGAACACCTGAGCTATCCAGACCTGCGAGCACGAGCCGTGAAAGACTGGACGACTGAATACGGCGGGATGACGAAGGACTCGCCATACTCACGCGCTAAGCGCCCAGACCGTATCTTGGTGGAAGCGAAGGCGAGTGGTCAATCATTGCTGCAAGACTTGCGCTTGGCGAAAGTGCCAGCCGTGGGCTATAATCCAGGTCAGGCTGACAAGGTATCACGGGCGCACCAAGCCGCACCGACCTTAGAGCTGGGGCTGTTGTGGGTGCCGGAATCAAAGAAGAACCTCGGTCAACCGGTGAGCTGGGCAGCGTCTTTCCTCAAACAACTGGGCAAGTTCCCAGTAGCGGAGCATGATGATTATGTGGACACGTTTACGCAAGCTATCATTTATCTCAAGAATGATGGATGGTTTGAGCTACCTCAAGCAAAAGATATGGACGAGCCGCGAATCAAATCGCAACCAAGGGTAAACCCTTACGCCGCTTAAAGGAGTGCGAGGTATGGAACAGTTTGTTTGGAACGCGGTGTTGACTGTGTTTATGGCGTTGTTGGGGTGGGCTGTCCGCGCCAAAGACGCTGAGCTGACCGCTACAAAGGAAGAACTGTTGCGCGTGACGATACTGATCAACCGCACCCGTGAAGAGGTCGCTAAGGAGTATGTCACCAAGGGCGACCTGCACACGGACATCAACCGCGTGCTTGACCGGTTAGACCGGCTTGACAACAAGTTAGACGCATTCATCAAGGAGCACCGCAATGGCCTCTAAGAAACCGATCTGGGACAAGGCACGACCTAAGAGCCTCGGCGAGAGCAAGACGCTGTCACCAGCGGCTAAGTCATCGGCGAAGGCGGCGGCAAAGAGCGCCGGACGCCCTTACCCCAACCTCGTTGACAACATGAGAGCGGCGAGGAAGAAATGACCGACCGCGTTGACAAGGACAGCTTGCAGCTCAACCAGCCACGACGCACGCCTAGTCATCCTACCAAGTCACACATCGTGAAGACGAAGGTAGACGGCAAGGAGAAGATCATTCGCTTCGGTGAGCAGGGTGCGAGCACGGCGGGTAAGCCCAAGGAGGGCGAGTCCGACCGCATGAAGGCTAAGCGAGCCTCGTTCAAGTCACGTCACGCAAAGAACATTGCTAAGGGTCCGAGCAGCCCCGCGTATTGGGCAAACAAGGTCAAGTGGGCAGACGGAGGGTTTGTCAAGACGAACTACTACGACGGCGGTTCAATGCGCGCACAGCCGCAGAACGCCGCGCTGGGTGCTATTGCCGACTTCTTGAAGCAGACCTACTCACCCCGCCGCACGCAGCAAATGCAGGGGACGATGGAGTTCCTAGGTGTACCGGCGTTAGCTCGCACCGCAGAGCGCTTGAGCTATGGGCAACCGATCACGAACATCAACAAGGCCAACGTCCCTATGCTGCCCGATGACACGGCAGAAGCGGCGATGTTGGTCGCACCGCCGTTAACGAGCCTCGCAAAGCGCGTGGGTACTAACCTCGTGCAGACCGCGCCTTACGTTGCCCGAGACATTGTTCAGAACGTAACTTCACCTCTGAAATCGTATGCCGTGAAGCCGAAGGGTGGTAACTGGGCTCCACCGGTCGGCTCAATGGACAGCGTTAAAGCGTCGGTGTCTCCGTTGAAGCGTAACCCTGAAGTTATGAGCGGCGATATGATCAACGCAGCCGCCGGTGAAGACCTCTGGTCTCGCATCGTTGACGAGCATGCGTACACCTACCCCGCACAATGGTTGCGTGAGAACCGTCCTGACGTGTTGAACAAGCTGATTGGTGAAGAGAGGGGTGCGCTCAACAAGTGGCTTGACACTAAGCTCGAAAAGTATGTGCGGAACGAGATGGGTACTCCGGAAGACCCGATCCGTCTGGCGCACGAGGAGGGCTTTTCGCATATGCCAGGAAACCAAGCTGAAGAGTTCGGCTCATGGTTACCTGAAGACACCGCCAAGGCGCGAATCAAAGCCGGTTACCCTGAGGAAGGGTTCGCTGTGCGTAAGCACGCTGAGGCGGGTTACCCTGAGAACATGGAAGCCAACACTCGCAAAGCCGAGTTGTGGGAGACGCTGGCGGACAACGAGATCACCCAGTCACCTGCCGGAGCTTATCAAGAGCAGTTCCGCACAGCGCGTGAAATGCCCAGCTTTGTACCTAACGGTAAGCAGGCAGTGGCGATGGCGGAGCGTAACCCTTGGATTGAGAAGCTCGACCCAGAGACGCCGATCTACAAAATTGACAGTCCCGTACCGTTCAACGAGAACCTCGGCTTCAACCATATGGCGGACGAGATTCAGAACATGCTTGACCCCGAGTCAGGCTTGCCCGCCGCGTTACGCCTGACGCCTCAGCAGCTTGACAAGGTGTCGATGAAGCAGATGGTGGAGAAAGTTGACGCAGTCAACAAGTGGCGTGCCGAGGAAGCAGCCAAAGCAGAGCTGGGTGACATGATGGGTAACCTGACTGCTACACCGAGACTTCAGATCCCTGATACGCAACTGTCGTTCGTTAAAGAGCCAGGAATGACTTGGGTTGATATTCCGGCGACTGTTGACGAGTCGGCTATGAAGCTCTGCACGACGATCGGTCGGCAAGCTGGTTGGTGTACGCAAGGTGAAGGACTCGCTAAGCGTTATGGCTCGGGTGAGAATCGCCTTAGCACTTTGCTCGATGCCGAGGGGCGTCCGCACGCGCAAGCGATGATTGCTAACCAGTACAAAAACACCGTAAGTGAGGAAGAGTTTAAACCTTATTTACAGCAAGCGGCTGAGATGGTGAAAAAGCAATTCTCATCCGCTGTCGATGAAGACACCATCGCCGCTGCTACGCGAGATTACGCTCGGATACTCGCGAGCGAGAAAAGACCTAAGAACATTATTGAGCTGAAGCCAGTTGAGAACACTTTCAGCAGCGAACGCGCTCGTGAGTACAAGAAGCGTGACCCACAATATGAACAAAAGATCACAGACTCGGTGGTGGAGTTCCTTAACTCCGGTAAGTGGAATCATGTTAGCGACCTCAACCATTACGATATCGTAGACTTGAAAGACACGACGTCTCTAACGAATTACATCAATCAAGTGTTCGGTGACGAGTCGGGTAAGCTGCCGATGGACTATGTCACCAAGTTCAATCAAGCGCTCATTTACACACCGGACGCGCCGCGCTTCATGACCTCACGTCAGTTCCGCGATTTTGTTGATCCTACCTTCGGCAGAGAAGGTTTTGCTGAGGGCGGCTCAGTGTCATACGACCCGACTCGAATTGAAGAGATTATGAACAGCATCAATACCCCACGCGGCTACGCCGGAGGTGGTAGCGTGTCAGCGTACGACTCCGGTCGCGTAGATGCGATCGTTAACCAGTTTATGTGAGGTAAGCAATGGCTACTAAAAGATTACAAGATGACATGCCAGAAGGCGAGACCGTTCAGCTAGAGGACGTTGACAACGAGGTAGAAGACACCGAAGACGGTGGAGCAATCATTCGTGAGAAGAATGAAGTTGACCACGCAACTAAGCTCGCCCACTTTGCCAACATCGTCGACGAGGTCGATCAAGACCTGCTCAAGACCGCCATTAGCGACCTTGTGGAAAAGATCGGCAATGACAAAGAGGCACGTGAGAAGCGCGACAAGCAGTACGAGGAGGGCTTACGCCGTACGGGTCTAGGTGATGACGCACCAGGAGGCGCTCAGTTCACCGGAGCAAACAAGGTCGTTCATCCGATGCTCGTTGAAGCGTGCGTAGACTTCTCTGCCCGCTTCATGAAAGAGGTCTTCCCGCCCAATGGTCCCGTAAAGAGTAAGATCCTCGGCGAGAAAGACAAGTCCAAGGTTCAGAAAGCTCAGCGTAAAGCCGACTTTATGAACTGGCAGACGACTGAGCAGATGGTCGAGTTCCGTGGCGAGCTTGAGCAGTTGAGCACGCAGCTCCCGCTCGGCGGCGGTCAGTACATGAAGTTCATGTGGAACCCGTTGCACCGTCGCCCCTGCGCTGAGTTCATCGCTATTGATGACGTGTACCTGCCGTTCGCGGCGACTAACTTCTACACCGCCGAGCGTAAGACGCACGTGCAGTACATCACGAAGTTTGAGTACCAGCGCCGCGTCAAGTCTGGCATGTACATTGACGTTGACTTGGGTATGCCGGAAGATCCCGAGTTCAGCAAGTCCACTCAAGCTAACGACAAGATTGAGGGGCGTAAAGACCTGAGCTACAACGAAGACGGGCTGCGTACGATCTTTGAAGTTTATACGTATCTTGACTTCGGTGATGGTCCCGAGCCTTACATTCTGAGCATTGACAAGACGACCAACCTCGGCTTGGGCTTGTACCGTAACTGGGAGCCTGATGACGAGCGCCAGCTTGAGCTAGATTGGATCGTAGAGTTCCCGTTTGTGCCTTGGCGCGGCGCGTACCCTATCGGTCTGACGCATATGATTGGCGGTCTGAGCGGTGCAGCCACCGGCGCACTCCGCGCCCTGCTTGACTCGGCTCACATTCAGAACGTCCCCACGCTGTTGAAGCTCAAAGGAGGACCAGGAGGCCAGACGCTGAACGTCCAGCCGACTGAAGTTGTTGAGATGGAGGGCGGGGCGCTCATCGATGACGTGCGCAAGCTAGCAATGCCACTCCCGTTCAACGGTCCCAGCCCCACGCTGTTTCAACTTCTCGGTTTCCTCGTAGATGCGGGTAAGGGTGTGGTGCAAACCTCGTTTGAGAAGCTGTCTGACCAGAACCCTAACCAGCCTGTAGGCACAACCATGGCGCTCATTGAGCAGGGCATGGTGGTGTTCTCCTCAATTCACAGCCGGTTGCATGGGTCGATGGCGCGTTGCTTCAAGATTTTGCACCGCATCAACAGCGCATACCTGACGACTGAAGACATTGAGGCACAATCGGCGGGTCTTGAGATTGATCCGTCTGACTTTGACGGTCCGATGGACGTCATTCCTGTCAGCGACCCTGCAATTTTCAGCGAAACCCAGCGTTTTGCGCAAACTCAGGCAATTATGCAGCGTGCACAAGCCATGCCGCAGATGTATGATGCGCGAAAAGTAGAGGAAATGTTCCTCCGCAACATGAAAGTGCCTGCGAATGAGGTGCTACAGCCGTTGCCAGGAAGCGAGGACATGGATCCGGTGAGCGAGAACGTCGCAGCCGCCATGGGTCGCCCAGTTTATGTGCTTCCGTCGCAAGATCACATGGCGCATTTGATGACGCACATCCCGTTCTTGAAGTCGCCGCTGTTCGGGTCAAACCCCGCCATCGCGAAGACGTTTTTGTACCCGATTGCGACGCATTTGCGTGATCACTTGCTCAATTACTACCTCGTCGAAGCGCATAACGCCGTGGACAAAGCACAGCGTGAGGAGTTGATCCCTGAAGAAGCCGAAGATCAGGTCAAAGTCATCTTAGAAGTGCAGAAATTCATCGAGCAACAGCTCGGTAGCTTCGCTCAAGAGTTGGCACAGCTAGATCAAGCCGCTCAGCAGTTCAAGCCCCAGCCACCTATGCCGCCTGACCGAGCTATGGAAGTTGCACAGCTCAATGCTCAGGTGCAAGGTCAAGCGCTACAACAGCGTATGCAAGTTGATCAGGCTAAATTGCAAATCGAGCAGCAGAAGATGCAGTCGCAGCAACAGCTTGAAGCGGCTAAATTGGCAGCTGAGCAAAGAACCGACTCTGAGCGTATGCAAGCCGAGCAGATGAAACAAGAAGCCGAAAACCAGCGCACCGCCGCCGACCTTGAGACTCGCGAGCGCATGAACACGGCTGACAACGATACTGCGAAACTCCTAGCCGCTGCCGAAATGGCCACGGGCGAGAAGGTCGCGTATAGCACTGGAACCGGAATTAACCCTAACCCTTGAGGAAAACATCATGAGCGATAAACCCACTCCTGGCACAGTCCCTATGACTGGCGCATTTGTGAAACAGAAACACCGCCTAGCAGCGGGCGAGAAGCTCGACGGTCAGTCGTTGCCCCCTGCCCCCGCGACGCCTAAGACTCCTGCATGAACATTGAGTCTCAACTTCTGAATCGTCTGAAAGCAGAACAGCAGTCATTTGCTGTTACCGCTTTGAGACGACCCCAGACGCGCGATACTTTTGAGTACGGGTATCGCGTGGGAATGGTTGCCGGTTATGAGGCGGCGATCGACGTACTGTTGAACCTTCTAGATGAGGAGAAAAACCTTGACAATGACTTATGAGGACGCAATGGCGGAGGCTTTCCCAGCAGTAGATGCTGGAATTCAGCCCTTCGGAAGCCGTGTTCTGATTCAGATTCGCACACCGAAAAAGAAATCAGCTGGGGGTATCATCATTGATATTCACGGATCTAATGAAACCGAGAAGTGGAACACGCAGATAGGCAAGGTAGTCGCCTTAGGTCCGCTGGCTTTCAAGAACCGTAATGACATGAAGCCGTGGCCAGAGGGAGATTGGTGCAAAGCCGGTGAACACGTTCGCGTGGCTAAGTACGGCGGTGACCGCTGGGAAGTCAAGATTCCTGGCAAAGACGAATCTGCTATGTTTGTGATTTTTAACGACTTGGATATCATCGGGCAGGTAACTGGCGACCCGTTGGCTATCCGAGCATTCATCTGAAAGGAGATGATTTATGGCTAATGTGATGAAAGAAGACGACGAAAAAGGCGGTGGTGAAGAGATCATCATCGTAGAAGACAAAAACGACTTGACCAACCCCGACGAGGTTGAGGATCAAGACGAAAGTGAAGACGAACGCACGGCGTCCTCCGCTGATGAAGACGCGGGTGACGCTAACACTGATGAACGAGACGCGATCCGTGAACGACGCCGCCTCGAGAAACTAGAGCGCAAAGACCGCCGCGATCAAGCCATCAAGCGTGACAAGCTCGAGCTGGACTTCCTACGCAAGCGTAACGACGACCTTGAGCGCCGCGTAACGGCTCAGGAGCAGCGGGCGCATCAGGTAGACCTCGGCGCTTATGACTCGCAGATCGCCGGTGCAGCTAAGGAAGCCGAAATGGCTGAGCGCGTCATCGCTAAGGCGGTTGAGGCGGGTAACGGTAAGGACGTAGCTCAGGCTATGCGCTACCGCGACCAAGCAATGCAGAAAGTACAGCAACTCCAGTTCGCCAAGCAGCAAGCCGCCCAGCAGCGCCCCTCGGGTCAGCAGCTTGACGACATGACGATGCATTACGCTAACGAGTTCATTAAAGCTAATCCATGGTACGACTCGCAAGGTCGTGACGAAGACTCAGCAATTGTGATCGCTATTGACCAATCATTGGCCAAAGACGGTTACAATCCACAGACAGAGGAATACTGGGATGAATTGCGTAAACGGGCGGCTCGCCGCCTACCTGAAAAGTTCAAACCTGAACGTCAGTCTAACGAGCGCGACACTCGAGAGGAACGCACTCCTCGTGGTGGTCCCGCAGTAGGTTCCGGACGTGAGTATGCACCCGCGACAACGCGTAAGGAAATCTACCTCAGCCCCGAGCGCAAGCAGGCATTGATTGACGCAGGAGTGTGGGACGACCCCGTACTGCGCATGAAATACGCTAAGCGTTATTCCGAATATGATCGCGCTAACAAAGCGTGAATCACTTGAATGAGTTGCCTTTTTATTTTCCGAACCCTATAATTGGTTTCAATCGCTGAAAGGAGCGAGTATTATGACAGACGAACGCTTGAAGAAATCCGCAGGAGACGGTCGTGAAAGCCGTGCGATGTTAGATCGCACAGTCACACAAAACCGAGAGGTTACCGAAGATGAGCGGGTTGAAATGTTCCGTCAGCAGTTTTTTCAGTCCTCATTACCGGACTTACCGAAACTCTCCGGCTGGCATTGTTGCTGGCTGACCACGACTAACCCTCGTGACTCGATCCACATGCGGATCCGCTTAGGCTACGAGCCTTTGAAGCCAGAAGACGTTCCTGGCTGGGATTACGCAACCCTTAAAACGGGTGACTGGGCTGGGCTTATTGGGGTGAATGAGATGTTGGCTTTTAAGCTGCCCATTTCTCTTTACGAGAAATACATGAAGGAGGCGCATCACGATGCACCCCTGCGTGAAGAAGAGAAACTCAGCGACACCGCCGAGTTCCTCGAGCAGCAAGCTCGCACATCTAAGTCGCGACTGACCATGGGAGACGGCAATATGGAAATAGGGCAACAGCGGGAAGCTCAGTTTGATCTTTCCTGACGCAACTTTTTAATCCATTAGGAGCAATTATGTCTTCGATAAGCGCACCCTTTGGTTTTCGTGCGTCTTACCACAACAGTGGTCAGATGCGCCCGAAAGCCTACGTTATCGCCAGCGCCTACGCAGCCAACATCTTCAGCGGTGATCCCGTTAAGTTGACTGACAACGGCGTTATTCAACTCGGCTCGTCTGACGGTACTCGTACCGGCACTACTGACGGCGTTTCTTTGTTGGGAATCTTTGCCGGTTGCCAATACTTAGATGCTTCCGGTAAGCCTACAATCTCTCCTTTCTGGCCTTCTGGCGCGACTGGTACTGAGATTACAGCATGGGTGTATGATGACCCTGAAACTTTGTTTGAAGTTCAATACAACAATCCTTCTGCTGGTACAACTGTGCAAACAGCTGTCGGCGAAGAATGTGATTGGACAGTCGCCTCTCCTGGTGGCTCAACACAAACAGGTTTGTCAAACACTTTCCTGACCGCCATTCAAGCCACTTCTGGTCAATTCCAGATCACTGGCTTTGGATTTGAAATCAACGACTCCCTCACTGACGCGTATGTAGTTGTGTCTGTTCGTATCAACGAACACCACTACAAAGCTGCTGTGAATTCTGTTTAAGGAGGGCTAAATTATGGCTACCCCAATGCGTAGTACGGACTTTAGATCCGTAGTTGAGCCTATCCTCAACGAAGTGTTCGACGGTGTTTATGACCAACGTGCGGACGAGTGGAAGATGGTCTTCCGTCAGCAAAAAGGCATTCCTCGCAAC